CCTTAATGATTATTGACGATATCGTTAAGAACGCTGAAGAAGCCATGAACGAAACGGTTTTGGAAAACCACTGGGCTTGGTTCACCAATACTATGCTTTCTCGTCTTGAGAAGGGTGGTAAGGTAATCATCATTGCAACCCGCTGGAATACCAAGGATTTGAGTGGACGAGCAATCGAACACTACAAGAGTATTGGTGTTCCTGTTCGGATTATAACTGAAAAAGCATTACAAGACGATGGTACGATGCTCTGCGACGATGTGCTGGATAGACAAGCCTATGATCTAATCGTCAAAACGATGGGTCGAGAGATTGTCGAAGCCAACTACAACCAGCGTCCAATCGACTTGGTTGGTAGACTTTATAACCTTGGTTTCCAAAGTTACAAGCAGTTACCTATCGACGATAAAGGACAATCGGTGGTTGAAGAAATCTGTGCTTATATCGATACAGCCGACCAAGGTGACGACTACCTCTGCTGTATCATTTATGCAGTTTACCGCCAACAGTGTTATGTGTTGGATGTGTACTTCACCAAAGAAGGTATGGAAATAACAGAACCAGAAGTCGCAAAGAGGTTATATGAATTTAAAGTCAATAAAGCTTTCATTGAGTCGAACAATGGTGGTCGTGGCTTTGGTCGCTCTGTTGAGCGTATTCTGCGTGAAAAACACCATTGGTATAAAACCTATATCGACTTGTTCACTCAGAGCCGAAATAAAAAAGCCCGGATACTCAGTAGTGCAACATGGTGTCAGCATAACATAAAGTTCCCGATTGGTTGGGAAGTTAACTTTAGTGACTTTTACGGTGATGTTATGGGTTACCAAAAAGAAGGTAAGATGGCACACGATGATGCCGAAGACTGTTTAGCTGGTATTTATGACCGTGTTGGTCGTGGTGCTTTGTTCAGCTTTACATAATTAACGAAATGGAGTGGTAAGAATGGGTAAATTATTCCCAAATTACTCTAGCTATATTATTACTTCCCCTTTCGGGATGCGAACAAATCCAGTGACAGGAAAACAAGCAATGCACAATGGCATTGACTTAGTAGCATCTAATGGAAATGGTGGTTGTGTGGACTATATCACCGCACACACTGGCGGTACAGTTGAATCGGCTGGTTACAGTGCTTCCGCTGGATATTATGTCAATATCCGAACTGATGCCAACACCATTATGGTTTATTACCATATGCGTGAAACCCCTTATGTTAAAAAGGGTGCAACTGTCAAAGCCGGTGAGAAAATCGGCTATATGGGCAGCACTGGTAATTCCACTGGCGCACATCTCCATTGGGGTATTAAACAGAACGGTTCTTGGATTGACCCCAAGCCGTATCTGAACAGTGCGTATACCGCACCAGCAAATAAAACAAATTCCAAACCAACTTATACTGTTGGAAAGACATACCGCACACAAGTAGATATGTTAAGTGTTCGTACTGGTGCTGGTACGAATAACACCCGTAAGACCTACGCACAGTTAACTCCTAATGCTCAGCAAAATGCATATAAGACTGGTTATCTGAAAAAGGGTGTTGCGGTTACTTGCTTGGAAATCAAGAAAGTAGGTTCTAACATTTGGATTCGTATTCCATCTGGTTGGTGTGCTGCGTACTATAACGGAAAATATTATATCAAGTGATGATACAAGAAAGGAGGACGAATATTGGGGGTATTTAATTTTGATTTCAACATATTCAAACAACCAGACTTACCAAAACCGTCCGATAATTCTAACTCCAATATCAGATATTTAGAAGCGGTTCTTCGTAAATGGTTGGAAAGCAAAACCCGTAAAGAACAACTTCTGGCTGAAAAATATTACGATGGCGATCACGACATTCTTCGCCGTGAAAAGAAAGTTATTGGTGCTGATGGTGAATTAAAGACCATTAACAATGTTCCTAATAACAAATTAGTAGATAATCAATATCGAAAGTTGGTAGACCAGAAGACGAGTTACGCTCTTGGTAAACCAATTACAATTGCAACTGAAAGTCAAGACTACTTAAAGTTACTGAATAAAGTATTTAGTAAGACAGTACATAGACAGCTTCGAATGTTAGCACAGTATGCGGTTGATGGTGGTATAGCTTGGTTATATCCTTACTACGATACAAATAGTAAGTTTAGAGTTGCGGTATTCCCATCTTACGAGGTTTGCCCAGTTTGGAAAGATAAGAATCATACTGAACTGGAAGCTGCGATGCGTTATTATACTCAAGAAGTCTTCGATGATAAGGGTGGTATAACGTTAATATACCGAGTTGATTTATTTACTAAACAAGGTATCGAGCATTTCCAATACAAGGGTGGCAACTTAATCCCTACTACCAACGCACACAGCGATTATTTGTATGTTAATAACGAAGGTTTTAACTGGGATGAACTTCCCATTATTCCTTTTAAGTATAACAATAAAGAAATTCCGCTTATTCGTGCAGTTAAGGGTTTACAAGATTCCTTAAACCAAGTGTTAAGTGACTTCCAAAATAACATGGAAGAAGACCCTCGTAATACTATCTTAGTTCTGAAAAACTACGATGGTACTAACATTCCAGAGTTTAGACAAAACCTTGCTACTTACGGTGTAATTAAAGTTACTACTGTGGACGGCGTGCAAGGTGGTGTTGAAACGCTGAAAATCGAGGTTAACGCTCAGAACTACCAAGCGATCTTAATGCAGTTAAAACGAGCCATTGTGGAAAATGGTCGAGGTTTTGATGCTAAAGAAGAACGCATGGACGGTGACCCAAACCAAATGAATATCGAGTCCATGTACACCGATATTGACTTGGATGTTAATGCGATGGAAACCGAGTTCCAAGCTGGTTTTGAGAAGTTAAAGTGGTTTGTAGACCAGTATTTAATTCACACTGGTCAAGGTGATTACACCGAGGAAGACGTTGAGTTCATTTTCGATAGAGATATCTTTATTAACGAAGATGCAAAAATCGAAAACTGTGTCAAATCTGTTGGTATTATCTCCAATAAGACGATTCTTAGCCGACATCCTTGGGTCACTAATGTTGCACACGAACTTCAAGAAATTGAAGCGGATAAACAGGCTGAGTTGGAAGAAATGGATGCTACGCTGAAAATCCAAGCAAAGAACACTCCAAAACAGCCGACCACAAGTGGTGCTAAGAAAACGAATTAACTAAGTTGGGAGGTGGTTAATCGTGTATACTGATGAACAGTTTGAGCAATTGGAGCAAGAGGAACGTGAATTAACTGACGAAGCCATTCTTGCTATGCTCTTGATTCTCGCTACCACCAAGGGTAACTTGGAAAAAGAGTTACGAAGTTTTTACCAGAAATACGGTAAAGACGGTGTGGTCACATATGCTGAAGCACGAAAGTGGGTTAGTGAACAAGACCACCAACGTAGATTAACCGCCTTAAACATTTATTTGAGTGGACAACTTGCTTCTGCTCTAATCGATATGAAAGCCGAAATTGAAAAAATGCTAAAGCTAGTTATCGGTAAAGAAACTGGCTTTTTCGATGTGGAAATCGATATTGATGAAGTGCTTAAAATTGCTTGGGGTGAGGATGATTCCACTTGGTTAAAACGTTTAACAGACGATGTTGATCTGTGGACTATCCGTATAAGCAACGATTGGAAACAAGCGTTTCTCAGGCATAAGACCCTTAACGAGGTTCTCAAGTTACTGGATAAAAGATTTACGAGTATTGAAGCTGTAGTTAAGAAACTTGGTTTAACCGAGTCTACTGCTATTGGTTCGCTTGCTCGTAAGAAGATTTTCAGAGAACTCGGTGTTAACAAATATCGATTCTATACTAAAGCCGATGAACGAACTTGTGAGATTTGCGGTTCGATGCACGGCTTAATATTCCCAATGTCCGCTTATGAAGTTGGTGTTACGGCAAGTCCGTTACATCCACATTGCCGATGTTGGGAAGTTCCAATCATGGATTAAGGGAGATTCCCTTTCCAATATACGGAGTGGGGTAGGGAACTTCCTCCCCAACCCTACTCCACTCTTTTCATAAAACATATCATATGGGGAGGTATTGATGTGTTAAGTGATTTTACACTAATACAATCAAATTTTGAAGACTTAGATTACTTAAATATATATCCGTTGGGTGATGTCCATATCGGCTCTAAAGAGTTTGATTTGGAGTTATTTAACCAATGGATAGAAACCGTTAAGAACGACCCAAATGGTGTGGTAGTAATTATCGGTGACATGATGAACATGGGTTTAAGGAATTCTAAGTCCAACGTTTATGAAGAAAATCTTTCTCCAATGGAGCAAAAGGAACTCTGTTACGAGTTGCTGCTTCCAATCGCAGATAAGATTATTGGTGGTTGCTCTGGTAATCACGAATACCGAGCAGTTAAAGAGGTTGGTATGAATCCTCTGTACGATGTTTTCTGCCGTTTGCGTATCGAGGACAGATACAGAGAGAACGCTTGCTTCATAAAGTTAACTGTTGGGAAACAAGGTAAGAATCCAAATACATACGGTGTTGTTCTTACACATGGCAGTTCTAAGAGTAAGGACGAGAAATGGACTTATTCAGTTGACGGTTGCGACTGTTTTATAAGCGGTCACACCCACCTTGGAACACACCAACCGCTTGGTAAAATCCGAATGGATTTAACCCATAACAAAGTGAAAACGGTAGGATATCAACATATAGTTGTCTTGCCATTTCAACGCTACGGTGGCTATGCTACCCGTGGTAAATATATGCCTAACCATTTAGGTCAATTCCAGCGTATCACATTCGATGGTAACTCCAAGCGAGTGGGATACACTTACTTTTAATCTTTGTCCAGCATGACGAAAAACTGCAACTCTGTGGTGCAACCACGATAAAAAGCGAAGGAGATATAAAATATGAAGCGTGATTTTTTGAAGTCTTTAGGTATTGAAGATAAGGAAACAATCGATAAGATTATGGATGAAAACTCTGCCGATATTGGTAGAGCAAAAGGTGAGTTACAAACTTATAAAGATAAGGTAACTGAGTTAGAAGGTACGATTCGAGATAAGGACAAGGAAATCTCCACTCTGAATACTAAGGTTGGTGATACCGATGCTCTTAACCAAGAAATCGCTCAGTTGAAGAATGATAAGAATGATTTAACTAACCGACTCAATACTGAGGTTTCTAAAATCCAAAAGACCCATGCCATTGAGAGTGGTGTGCGTGATGCCAAGGCTCGGAACGTTAAGGCGGTTCTGGCTCAACTGGATTTAGAAAAGATTACTTACGAAAACGGTGAACTGAAGGGCTTATCTGAGCAGTTAGATGCTCTTAAGACTGGTGAAGACACTTCTTTCTTATTCGGTGAAGCAAGACCCGGTGCTCCGTCTGGCACACAGCCCGGTACACCTTCTGGTGGTAATGGTGGTAATCCCCCAACATCTAAGACCTTTGCAGAGGCAATTGCAAAGGCAATAAACAATAAATGAAACTTATAGATTTAACCGGTCAAAAGTTTCATCGCTTAACCGTTTTAGGGAGAAGCGAAATTAACACCAGCCGGGGTAGACCCAAGTGGGTTTGTCAATGTGATTGTGGAAGCATAATCGATGTAGCTGGTGACGATCTCAAAAGTGGAAACACTAAATCATGTGGATGCTGGAACATAGAATCAGCTAGAAACCGCAGACTCAAGCACGGTCTAAAACATACTAGATTGTATTATGTTTGGTGCGCCATGAAAGAGCGTTGTTATAATCCAAATAACAAACGCTACAAAGATTACGGTGGACGAGGAATCCGAGTTTGTGACGAATGGTTAAATGATTTCGTTGCTTTTCACGATTGGGCTATAGAAAATGGTTACGATGAAAATGCGCCATTTGGACAATGTACGCTTGATAGGGCTAATAACAATGAAGGTTATTATCCTTTTAATTGTGTATGGTCTACTATGGCACAACAAAATCGTAATAAGCGAAATATTACTCATAGTCAAGAGTATTTGGCTAACAAAACTAAACGTAAAAAGGAGATTTATTAAATGCCTGTTACACTTTCTCAAGCAAGATTAAACGTTACTGACGACCTGCAAGCCGGTATTATTGACGAGTTTGCTAAGAGTTCTTTCATTATGAACAACATCCCCTTCCATGACTGTGTTTCCCCACTGGGCGGTGG